GAATTATTAACACAAGTAGATAAATTATGGGTACGCGATAAAAAATCGGCATTGTTTTATTTTCAAATTAAAGCCTTGCTCGACAGCTCCATAATCGTTCCTCCGTATATACAAGAACAAACACAAGCTCACAATATATTATATCAAAAATATCCTAATAAAAAGGACATAAATAAAATAGTACCTATAGTAAAACATTATGAGGTGTGTGAAAAAATATATGAGACAATTCGTCCATCACTTGATAAAGAGTTGCCACCCTATTTTAGATTCTATAATGAGTATACCACATTAGCATTTTTTGGGATTGAGAAAAACGGCATACACATAAACAAAGAAATATTTGACCAACATTTTAAACCCAATAACCCAATATACTCAATTTCAGATGATAAAATTTACACAAATTTCAATTTATTTACAACTACTAAGCGACCAAGTAATTCTTACAATGGCATTAATTTTGCAGCCCTAAATAAAGATTCGGGTGCGAGGGAAAGTTTTGTGCCACAAAACGATAAATTTGTAGAAATAGACATTAGTGCTTATCATCCTAATTTAGCAGCACATTTGGTAGATTATGAGTTTGGTGTAGATGATGTGCACCAAGCATTTGCCGATATGTATGGGGTTGATTACAAGAAAGCAAAGGAATTAACATTTAAACAACTATACGGAGGAATATTTAAGGAATACGAACACCTTGAATTTTTCCAAAAAGTAAAGAGATATATAGATGATAATTGGAGGAAATTTAACGAGGATGGTTACGTTGAAGTTTTACGCTCTGGGTATTGGCTTGAGAAATCAAAATTAGATAACATGAACCCTCAAAAGTTGTTTAATTATGTTCTTCAAAACTTGGAAACGGCAACTAACGTTTGTATATTGATAGAAATAAATAAATTACTAAGAGGTAAAAAGTCTAAAATAGTATTATATACTTATGATAGTTTTTTATTCGATATAGATGAGAGTGAAAATTTAGAACAAGAGATAAATAAAATATTTAAAAATAAAAAACTACAAACAAAAACAGGTTATGGAACAACATACAACTTCTAACACAACTTTAACATCAACACCCCATATGTATACTAGTCGATATGATTTCGACCAGAACATAAATACAGTTGACGTGAATAATAAATTATTTTGTACTTTCGTAAATGAAGTAGATATAGACTCTATGGTAGAAAATGTGTCTAAATCATATGATATAATGTATAATAAAATGTTTGTACTTTTTATTAAGAGTACAGGAGAATATGTTATTACATACAATGTTGAACAAGGAAATGTTAGTGGTATCCCCACAAACACGATCCTAGTTCATCGTAAAAAAGATACTAATACTCTTTATACAATTAACGCACTTAATACTCTAATTAAGTCCCTTAATGGTGGTATTGTCGATACTAAATTTAGGGTTGATTGGCAACATTATCGTAATTGTATCCTCCTTACCCAAGGAAATGAAATCAAACAACTTAATACTAAAGTTCATAAAATAATTGATCTTTAAGCTTGGATATTTAATCCCCGTTTTGTATATTTAATCGTTTTAATAATAAAAATAATAATAAGTTATGGATTTAAATGAAATCAGAAACCGTCTGAACAGCATTCAGACAAAAAACGCCCCACAAGGGCAGCGTAAAAATGTTTTTTGGCGACCAGAGGTCGGTAAACAAACAATCCGTGTTGTACCTAATAAGTTCAACAAAGCTAACCCATTTACAGAAGCATTTTTCTACTATGGAATCGGTCCAAAAGTAATGATCTCTCCTACTAATTTTGGTGAGAAAGACCCCATTGCTGAATTTGCAAAGCAACTTCGCCAAACTAGTGATAGTGACAACTGGCGTTTGGCTAAAAAACTAGATGCTAAAATGCGTGTATTTGCACCTGTTATCGTTCGTGGAAAAGAAGACGAGGGTGTTAAATTATGGCAATTTGGTAAGGAAATGTATATGGATTTCCTAAATCTAGCAGACAATGAGGATGTAGGTGATTTTACAGATGTCTCCTCAGGTCGTGATATTACAATCACTACTGTAGGTCCTGAAGTAACAGGTACTTCTTATAACAAGTCATCAATCATGCCTAAAGTTAAAGAAACCCCTCTTGATACTAGTGCTGATGTAGTAAATGAGTGGTTAGAAAATCAACCAAACCCACTTGAAATTTTCAAACGTCATTCATTTGATGACATGAAAGAACATCTCCAAAATTGGCTATCCCCAGAAGATGATGAAAATGAAGGTGATATTATTGATGATGAAAAAGAAGTAGAAGCACCTACTCCTCAAAAGAATTATACTATCAAAACTCCAGCTGCAAAAGTAAGTAAAGCTGAAAAATTTGATTCATTATTTGATGATAGTGATGATGGTTTACCATTTTAATTAATTAATACATTATGGCAAAAAGAAAGAAAAGCGATTCGCTAACGGAAGCGGTCTCCAAAGAACTTAAAAAAGGATTTGATCTTAATAAGTTTAAGGAAAAGAAAATGCTTAACAATAGTGTTAAGTTTAAACCCCAACAGTGGATCCCACTTTCCCCTGCCTTTCAAGAAGTAACAAGTGTGCCCGGTATTCCAACTGGGCATATTGTTCTTCTTCGAGGTCACAGTGATACAGGTAAAACTACTGCTTTAATTGAAGCAGCAGTTAATGCTCAAAAAGCAGGTATATTACCTGTTTTTATTGTTACTGAAATGAAATGGAATTGGGAACACGCTAAACAGATGGGTTTAGAATTTGAAGAGGTAGTAGATGAAGAAACAGGTGAAATTGTTAACTATGAAGGTAATTTTATTTATGTAGATAGAGAAAACCTTAATACAATTGAAGATGTAGCTGGGTTTATTTTAGATTTGATGGATGAACAGAAAAAAGGTAATTTACCTTATGATTTGTGTTTTTTCTGGGATTCAATTGGTTCTATCCCTTGTGAAATGTCTATTAAATCAAACAAAAATAACAATGAATGGAATGCAGGTGCTATGTCTACCCAATTTTCAAACAATGTTAATCAGAAAGTAGTAATGTCTCGTAAAGAGTCATCACCATATACTAATACATTAGTTTGTGTTAATAAAGTATGGGCTGCTAAAGCAGAAATGCCTATGGGTAAACCAAAGATGATGAATAAAGGTGGTTTTGCTATGTGGTATGATGCTACATTCGTAGTTACATTTGGTAATATAGCAAATGCTGGTACTAATAAAATCAAAGCGGTTAAAGACGGCAAACAAGTAGAATTTGCCAAACGTACCAATCTTCAGATTGATAAAAACCATATTAATGGTATTACAACTCGTGGTAGAATTATTATGACACCTCATGGTTTTATTGAGGATAATGAAAAAGCCCTTAAAGGATATAAATCTGATCAAGTTGAGGAATGGAGTAGAATATTAGGAGGTAGTGATTTTGATATTTTTGAAGAAGAATCATCAGAAGCTCCAACAAGTATTTTTGCTCAAGAGCCTGAATAAATACATATTAGGGGTTGGTTCTACCAGCCCCTTTTTGTATATTTACGTCAAATAAAAAGTTATGAAACAAAAAGACTACCTTAAACTCCTCAATGAAATAAGTGAGGGTAACGATATTGATTCCTCAAAAGAACATGATCGAGTAATATTAATCGATGGGTTAAATTTATTTTTTAGAAATTTTGCTATGATGAATATTATCAATCAAGATGGTGTTCATATTGGTGGTTTAGGTGGTTTTATAAGATCTATTGGGTCATTAATTAATCAAATCCAACCAACTTCTGTTTATGTAGTATTTGATGGAGTTGGTTCCTCTAATAATAGAAAAAACCTTCTCCCCGAATATAAATCAGGTAGACATACTTCTCGAATTACTAACTGGGAAATATTTGATGATTTAGATGATGAACATAATTCTAAAGTTGATCAAATTGTAAGATTAATTCACTATTTAAAATGCTTACCANTAAAAACAGTTACTATAGATAAAGCAGAAGCAGATGATATTATTGCTTTTTATAGTAAACACTTACCTGAAACATATGATTCAAAGGTAATTATTGTATCTAGTGATAAGGATTTTCTTCAATTAGTAAACGAAAATGTTACTGTTTGGCGCCCTATGGAAAAAACATATTATACTAAACAATTAATTGAGGAAAAATTTGGTTGTTTAGCTGAGAATTTTATCTTATATAAAGTATTAATGGGGGATAATTCAGATAAAATCCCAGGTATAAAAGGATTAGGTGAAAAAGGCATATTTAAAAAGTTTCCTGAATTAAAAGAAAAAGTATTAACATTAGATGATATATATAATATTGCTGTTGATAAATTAGAGGAACACGTTGTATATGCTAGGGTGGTTCAAGATATTAAACGTTTAGAAACTAATTTTAAACTAATGGATTTAGATAAGCCTCTAATAGATGATAGTGATAAAAAATATTTAAAAGAGTCTGCATCTTCTTTACCTCCAACTTTGAATCCTGAAGCTTTTTTACGACTTTATAACGAAGATGGAATTGGAAAAATGATTCGAAATATAGATTTTTGGATCAAAGATATATTTAAAATACTAAATAGTTTTACAGAAAAATAAGTTATGACATTAATTAATCTCTCACAATATGGACCTAACTTTCAAACGAAAGTTTTGTCATCATTGTTAACCCACAAGGATTTCCTTGTAAACATTCACGATATATTAAGTGAAGAATATTTTGATAATCAAGCACAAAAATGGATTATTAAAGAAATTCTAAAAAATTACGAAAAATATCATACAACACCTTCAATGGATATTCTTAAAGTAGAACTTAAGAAAATAGACAATGAAGTGCTTCAAGTATCTATTAAAGAACAACTTCGAGCCGCATATGAAGCTTCAGATGAAGATCTTAAATATGTAATTGAAGAATTTTCAGGGTTTTGTAAAAACCAACAACTTAAAAAAGCGTTATTAACAAGCGTAGATTTCCTTAACGCCGGAGATTATGATTCAATTCGTTCCATTGTAGACAACGCTTTAAAAGCGGGACAAGACAAAAATGTTGGTCATGAATATAATAAAGATATTGAATCCCGTTATAGAGAAGAAGATCGTGTTCCTATAGCTTCACCTTGGGAACGTATAAATGACTTAATGCAAGGTG